TGACAAAACTATGTCCTAGAGGAAAAGCAGCAGCTAAAAGAAAATTTAAGGTTTATCCTTCCGCCTATGCAAATGCCTATGCATCAAAGATTTGTGCAGGTAAAATAAAAGATCCAAGTGGTGTAAAACGAAAAGATTTTAAAGGACCAAAACCTGCTAAAGAGGGTATGTTGGCTCAGGTTGAGGGTCACTCTGTTATGGGTTCACCTATATCTGTTGATGTTGATGGTGATATGTTAAGCAATGCTTCTGCGTCTGCTTATTACAAAGATTTATTAAAATAATGGGTTTAAAGAAGTGGTTTTCAGAAAATTGGGTTGACATTGGTGCACCCAAAAAAGGTGGTAAGTTCCAGAAGTGTGGACGAAAAAAATCAAGGAGTGGGTGGTAAACCTACAAATGTTAAAACCTTTGCAAGCAAGGGGATGTTGATAGAAACGTACTATGAGGGTATACTTTAGTTATGAAAAAAGAATTAAAAAATCCTAAAAAAGCTGATCTAAACAAAGACGGTCAATTATCTGGCTATGAGAAAAAAAGAGGTATGGCTGTTGAAGAAGCCATGGGTATTAAAATGGGTTCTTTAATTATGGCATCAAATGGTGAACTTGTTCCTTACAGAGAGTTTAAGGATAGAAAATTAAAACAAAATTTTGAGCAAGCTAAAAAAGATCCAACAGGTAGAAAACTTGCAAATAAACCACCAGGTAAAGTATTAGATAGCAAAAAAGGTGTTTTTGAAATTAAACAACTAGAACAAAAATATTCAAGAGCAAAAGATGCTGTTAATGCGGCATTTGAACGTAAAAGAGCAAAAGACCAATTGTTTATGGAAAGATTGGATAGACTTGATAAAAGAGATTATCTTAGAATGAAAAAAAAAGTGGGTAATGTGCTTTCTAAAACAGCAAAAGCTCTACCAACAGTTTTAAGTGGGGCATATACTCTTTTGAAACCAAGTGAGTTAGGTTCAGCAGAGTTAAAAGACATGGAGAAAAAAAAATATGGTGGCCCTGTGGGCGTGAAAATGGCAAAGGGTGGCTTTAAAAAGAAAACACCAATTTATTAGGATGAATTATGGCCACATCAGGAACAACTACATTTGATCTCGATATTGACGATATCGTCCAAGAAGCATATGAGCGAACAGGTGCTCGTACTAACAGTGGGTATGATTTAAAATCTGCAAGAAGAAGTTTAAATATTCTTTTCAGCGAATGGGGAAACCGCGGAGTTCACTTGTGGAAAGTAGAACTAAAAGAACAATTACTGACAAACGGGACAGCGACTTACACAGCACCAACGAATGCGAATGATATTCTTGAAGCTTATGTAAGTACAACAACAGGTACCACTTCTTCAACAAATGATGTTTCATTAACGAAGATTAGTAGAAGTGAATATGCAGCTTTACCTAATAAAGGTTCTACAGGACAACCTTCACAATATTATGTGGACAGACAAACAACACCAACAATAACGTTATATCAAACACCAGATGCCTCTACTTATACTTATATAAAATATTATTATTTAAAAAGAATAGAAGATGCTGGTGGTTATACGAATCAAGCTGATGTTGTGTTTAGATTTATACCTTGTATGGTCGCTGGTCTAGCATATTATTTGTCTATGAAGTATAATCCACAAGTAGTACAACAAAATAAATTAATTTATGAGGATGAGTTGTCAAGGGCTTTAAACGAAGATGGACAAAGAACATCTGTTTATATAACCCCACAAACTTATTTCCCACAAGGAGTGTAATATGAAAGGTATGCGTATATTTAAAAGACAAGGTGGTGGCTACATGTCAGCACTTGAACAATCTCGTCCTGAACTGTACAAAACAATTAAAGGGTATAGAGATAGATTAACATCTCAGGAACAAAAAACTTTTGATAAGCGTGCAGATATTCAATATAAAACAACTTTTAATATGCCTGAGCAAATGCGACAGGCTTATTTTAAATCTATTGATAAACAATATGCCAAACCCTCAGAAGAACAGTTTAAAAAAATAAGAGAGGATTTAAAATCAGAAAGATTTACACCCACTCGTCAATATTATGATGAAAGTATGAAAGGTCCAACTAGAACCACTGGGTATTACAGAGATTTATCGCCTGAAATAGCTGCCGCAGAAAAAGGATTAAAAGGCTTGACAATTACTGAACAAAAAACAGGAACACGAACACCTTATACTTTGCAGAGAAGCAGTTCAGGTGCTGGTCTTGCAGGATATACACCTCCTCCGCCATCTAAACCTGTTTATGAATTACCTAAAGGGTACAATAGAGAGTTTAGAACTTCTGCTGGACCTTATAATACAGGTGGAGGACAAACAGCTTATGGCTCAAATGCTCCTGGGCAAAACACTGGTCCTTTTGGCACATATCAACCAAGAGATTATTACGTTAAAGGTGCACCTGAAAAATATACTTACGATGTTACTCGTGCTCAAAGAGCAGGTGATCCAGAATATGATAAACAAGCGGCTGCTTTAAAAAGATTACAAACTCGTCACAGTTTTAGAAATATGCCACAATTTACAGGTCAAAGTAATTTAACTTCACAAAATGTGTATCAACAATTAGGTATGGCAAAAAGTGGTGGCTTGAAAGAAGACATTCAAAAAATTAAAAATAAAAAACAACAATTTTCTAATGGTGGTCGTGCTTCTGTTCGAGGGACAAAGTTTAAAGGGGTATTCTAAATGCCCTATGCTCGTGGTAAATATGCAAAAGCAATTTCTGATCGCTCTGGTATGGCCTTTCCTTACAGAGAAATGGTTAGAGAGTGGAATGGATCTTTTGTTCATAAATCAGAATATGAAGGTAAACAGCCTCAAATAAGAAAAAAGCATATCACTGCAGATGCCATTGGACTTGCCAATGCCAGAAGTCAAAGATTTCAACAACCAACCCAACCTTTTATAAACGATTCAACCTCAGATCAAACTGTAACAGATTCTGGAGGTGGTGGGCAGGCTGTTGTTAATTTAACACTTCCAGGTGATTTTGCTTTCAGAACAGAAGGTTCTATTTCACAAACATCAACAGATGCAGATCCACAATATGGAAGTATGGTACCTGATGATGGTTCTGCTGAAAATAGAAAAAGAGAACTAACTGCTGAAGTGGGAAAAATCACTGTTGATGCAACTGCTGTAACAATATTGGCGGTGACTGTTGTCAGTACCGCAGATGGAAATAAATATTTTATTGATGGTGTAAGACAAGCTACACCTAATTTTGTTAGAGGTAACACTTACAGATTTTCACAACCAGATAGTGCAAGTCTTCACCCCTTAAGAATTAGTACAACAAGCGATGGTACACATAATTCTGGTTCTGCTTATACGACAGGTGTAACGACTACGTCAGAGTACACACAGATTACTGTAGCTAGTGACGCACCAAGCACATTATATTATTATTGTAGTAATCACCCGGCTATGGGTGGTTCAATAAATGTTTCAGGATAGATAATGGCAATAACTCACGCAAATTTTTTAACTCAAGTAAGAAACTATACAGAGGTTGATAGTAATGTGCTGTCAGACACTCTCATAGATCAATTTATTAGAAACACAGAATTAGATATAGCTGGTAAAGTTGACTATGATGATTTACGAAAATATGCTACGACCTCAACTATTGCATCACAAAGGTATTTAAGTATGCCCTCTGATCTGATCTATTTACGATCTGTCCAAATAACAAATTCTGGAGTAAGAGATTTTTTAGAAAAAAGGGATACAAGTTTTATATCTGAATTTAATCCATCAGAAACAGAGGCTGCACCAAAATATTATGCAAATTGGGATGATCAGAATATTGTATTAGCGCCTACTCCTAATGCTGCTTACACCATTCAAATTAATTATATTATTGATCCCCCTCATTTTACATCATCAAACAGTACATTTTTGTCAACCTATCAAGATCAATTATTATTATATGGTGTATTAGCAGAATGTTTTTCTTATTTAAAAGGCCCTATGGATATGTACAAATTGTATTTAGACAAGTATAATGAAAGCACTCAAGGTTTTGCAATGCAACAAATGGGTAATAGAAGACGAGGGCAGTATGAAGAAGGTGTTCCAAGAATTCCTATTCAATCACCCTCACCTTAAACTATGGAGTAATTATGGCAATAACAACTAGCGTAATATGTAATTCCTTTAAAAAAGAACTTTTTGAGGGCACACATAATTTCAAACAATCTGGAGGAAACTCTTTTAAACTATCTCTTTACACTAATAGTGCTGTTCTAGGTAAATCTACAACTAGTTTTACCACTGATGCGCAAGTATCAAATTCTGGACAATATACTAGTGGCGGAGGTGCTTTAGTAAATGGTGGTACATCTTTATCAACAAATACAGCAATTGTTGATTTTGCAGATCGTTCTTTTACTGGAGTAACATTAACTGCAAGAGGTGCTTTGATTTATAATGACACTGCAACAGGAGATCCTGCTGTTTGTGTATTAGATTTTGGTGGTGATAAGACAGCTACATCTGGAACATTTACAATTCAGTTTCCTGCTTTTACAGCAGGTGCGGCTATTTTAAGAGTTACATAGGTTCAGTATGTCCAATGCATGGGGACAATTAACTTGGGGTGAAGGACTCTGGGGACAACAGGGTAATCAAATTGTTTCATTATCTGGTTTTTCTTTAACTTTATCTTTGGGTGGTTTTACTCAAACAACAGTTGGTGAAGCAACGGGTATCGCCCTAACCTCATCTCTAGGAACAGCAGTAGGTTTTACAGACTTTGTAGCTCAACCAAGTGGGTTAAGCACAACTCTAGGTTTTGGGTCAATTACTTTTATTAACGATAGTATTGAATCACCTAGTGGAGTTGCTTTAGCATCAGCGATGGGTTCTGTTACAACTTTTGCAAATGTTGAGATGGCAATTACAGGATTTGATTTAACTGCTTCACTTGGATCTATTAATTTAATTAATTGGGAAGAAGTTAATGTGGGCACATCAGTTGTATGGACAGAGGTTGATAGAGCTGCATAAATGATTTATAATGTGAACTAATATAAAGGAATAGTATGGCATCAACATATTCAACAAGTTTAAAATTAGAATTACAAGCAACTGGCGAAAATGCCGGTACTTGGGGTACAAAAACAAACACAAATTTAGAGCTAGTCGAACAAGCTGTTGGTGGTTATGAAGAAGTATCTATCGCAGGTGGTGCAGGTACTACTGCATTAGCAATGTCAGATGGTGCAGCTTCAAATGCACGAAACATGGTCATCAAGCTTACAGGAACAATTACAGGAAATAGAATTGTTACGGTTCCTGACAGTATAGAAAAATTTTATATTGTTTCTAATGGCACTTCTGGTGCTTATACAGTACAGTTCAAAACAGCTAGTGGTACAGGATATACTTTTGTTGCTGCTGATAAATCAGTAAGAGTATTATTTGCTGATGGCACAAATGTTGTTGACACAGGTATAATTAATACATCTTCTACGGATACACTTACAAATAAAACATTGACAAGTCCAACTATTAATGGAGCAACAACATCTGGTAGTATTACTAACTCAGCAACAATTGCAGGAGGCACAGTCAGTGCTGTTACGTTGACAAAACCAAAAATTGCAGATGCTGGTTTTATTGCTGATGCTAATGGTAATGAACAAATAATTTTTCAAACAACAACTAGTGCTGTTAATGAGTTAGAGATAACAAACGCAGCTACAGGAAATGATGTAGGACTTGCAGTTACTGGTGGTGACACAAATGTAGGTTTAGCTTTTACTGCTAAAGGTGCGGGTCGGTTTAAATTTAATGATGCTGCTTACATTCCTGAACAAACATTAACAGATGGAGCTAATATTGATTGGGATTTACAAGCCAAGCCAGTTGCCAAAGTCACATTAGCTGGTAACAGAACATTAAATAATGCAACTAATGGTGTCACAGGTCAATTTGTAAGCTTATTAGTAATTCAAGATGGTACTGGATCAAGGACTTTATCCTTTTCATCAAACTATGAGTTTGCATCAGATACAGCTCCAACATTAACTACAACTGCTGCAAAAGGCGATTTTTTTGTTTTCTATTACAATGGATCTAAATTTGTTGAGGTAGGTAGAAATCTTGCATTAACATTAAGTTAGGAGAAATTATGTGGGCATTAGTTAAAGCAAATCAGGTCATAAGAATTTTTAATAGTGCTCAAGCATTTGAGCACAATGATATAAAACACCCTGCAAATATTTTTTCAAGTTGGAGTGCTGAAGAAAAATCAGCTATAGGTCTTTATCCAATTCAAGAAGATAGAAGTAATGTAAAAGATGAAAAATTTTATAAAAATAGAGAAGGTGGTTATACTTTTGATGCAACCAATAAAGTAGTAAAAAAGGTTTGGAAAACAGCAGAAGACCATGAAATGGAGGATAAAAAAGTCGGTGATGTTACTGTTGAAGGATTAAAGACTAGAAAAGTAAATGAAGTAAACAGTCAGGCTTATGATATTTTAAAAGATACAGATTGGATGGTGATTAAAGCAAGTGAAGTTTCTGATTACTCGTTGCCAGATAATGTCGCAAAATTTAGAACAGCAGTTAGAACAAAATCAAATGATATGGTCACTAGAATTAAAGCAACAAAAGATGTAAGGGTTTTAGAAACTTTATATAAATATTCTAATACAGGTACAGAATCTAAACCTGTAATGAGCAGACCTTTAGGGGAGTTTCCAAAGCTGGAGGACTTCTAAATGCCACTAATAATTCCAGGTAATCGTTTAGCTAGCACGGGATACACGATAGATCAATCTCTTAGGTTTGATGCTGCGGCTACTGTTAATTTAATTGATTCCTCAGTAAGTGCTGGTGATACTAGAAAGAAAAATACTTTTAGTGTTTGGGTTAAAAGATGTAATTTAACTTCTTTAATGTATATAGGTGCTTATCGTTATGATGCTACAAATTATCAACTTTATTCTTTTGATTCAAGTGATAGATTAGAATTTACAGATGTATCTGGTGGTTCAGTTATAGGTAAATTAGTAACAACTCAAGTTTTTCGTGACCCAAGTGCCTGGTATAATCTCACCTTTGTTTGGGACACAGCCAATGATACTCCAGCTCAAAGAATGATAATTTATGTAAACGGACAAAGGGTAACATCTTTTAGCACAGAAACATATCCAAGTATAAATACCGATTCAGGTGGTGCTGGTAGAGCATCATCTGACATTAGAATTGGAACTTATGATGCAACTGGTGCATTTTTTGATGGGTATATGACAAACATAGTTTACATTGACAATGGTGCATTAGACGCATCTAGTTTTGGAGAAACGAATGAAAATGGAATTTGGGTTCCGATAGATGTAAGTGGTTTAACATTTGGAACTCGTGGTTTTTATGTTGATGGAAGAGATGCCTCTGACCTTGGAGACGATGAATCTGGAAATGGTAACGACTTTTCAAGTGGACTTTCGGCACATGACCAAGTTAGTGACTCACCTACGAATAATTTTGCAACTTTTAACAGTGTTTATAATGATGCTGCTAACATTAGTAGTGTAACTTATAAAAATGGTAATCTACAAGCTGATGCAACAAGTAGTCAGTTTGACCATACAGCTTCAACATTTAATTTACCAAAATCAGGTAAGTGGTATTTTGAACATTATCTAGGTGGTAGATACACAGGATTTGGAATATGTATAGTTGGTCAAGAAGGTACTATTTCAAGTGGTTATGGACTCGGTACTTTATCTACATCCCAAGGATTTGGTTTTCAAGATAATGTTGTTTACAATGGTAATAGTGCTACAGTAAGTTTTGGAATTGGTAATCAAAATGCTGGTGATATCTTAAATTGTGCTTTTGATGTAGATAATGATAAAGTTTTTCTAGGTGTAAATGGAACATATTATGCAGCAGATGCTGGTAATGATGGTAATCCTTCATCAGGAGCAAATCCAACAATAACAACTTCATTTAGCTTATCAACAAATGATATAATCCTTGGTTTTTATTTCAGCACTGCTGATGGTACATCTTTTGTCAATTTTGGACAAGAAGGTACTTTTGGAGGAAATAAAACTGCTGGTGGTAATAGTGATGCTAGTGGAATAGGTAATTTTTTTAATACTGTGCCAACAAGTTATTTGGCATTATGTTCAAAGAATGTAGGGAGTTAATATGGCAGAACCAACAATAAAAAATGGCGAAGAGCATTTCTTTATGACTTTATACGAAGGCAATGGTGCAGGTCAAAAAGTGGGTAACTTTGTGCCTTTTACAGACAATGGCACAGTTACTAATAGTTGTATATTTGATAGAGCAAGCACAGCTGCATTAATAAGAACTCCAAGTAGTGATGGTAATAAAGGTGTCTTTACTATCTCATTTTGGTATAAACCCACGGGAAAAAATTATGGAATTTTCTTATATGCAAGTAGTGCTGATGACGCATGGAATTCAGCATCAAGTGCTGGACTTTATCATGACAGTTACAAACTTAAATTTTATAGCTCAGGTACAACAATTTTTGAAACCACTAGAACTCTAGAGGATACTTCAAAATGGTATCATATTTTAGTTGCTAATGATTCGTCACAAAGTGGAACTGATAAGATAAAACTATATATTGATGGTGATCAAGTTACTGCATTCAATATTGACAATAGGTCAAGTGTGCCCACAAATTCAATTATAAATACACAAATAAAACATAATGTCGGAGGGCAAACAACTACAGGCACAACAAATGCTTTTATAGACGCTTCTTTTGCAGAATATAATTTTGTTGATGGTGCAGCTTTAACACCTTCAACTTTTGGCGTCACTGATACAAGCACAGGGCGTTGGATCCCAAAAGCATTAACAGGTATCACCTACGGAACCAATGGGTTCAGATTACAGTTTGCTTCGTCAAGTAATTTGGGTGACGATACTAGTGGTAACAACAATGATCTAAGTGTTCAAAACCTTGTAGCTGGAGATCAAACCACCGATAGTCCCACTCAAAACTTTGCAACATTTGACCAATATGATCAAGGTAATAATAATGGTAGCTCAGCAGGCACAGCAACATTAGCTGAAGGTAACACTAGAGTAACGGCTGGAAGTAATCCTTCAAACTGGGATCAATACAGAACTAGCAAACCACTACTTTCTGGTAAATATTATGTTGAAGTTACACTAACAAGTCTTAATACTGCAACTTATTTTGGTGTAATTTCAAAAAATCAAAGTATAAAAAATAATGGTTGGTATTCAGATCAAAAAACTGGTTGGTCGTATGATTCATCTAATGGTAAAACTGAAAACAGTAACAATGGTTATATATCTTATGGAGGTGCTAGAAGTCAAGGTGATGTAGTTGGTATTGCTGTTGATTTAGATAATGGTAAATTATGGTTTAGTGAAAATGGTACATACCCTAATAGTGGTAATCCAGCAACTGGTGCTAATCCAGCATATTCAAATTTAAAACTTGCAGTTCAAGATGGTGGTTTATGTTTTACTGAAGCAAGAGGTTATAGTGGACATAATGATTGGAATTTTGGTCAAAAATCTTATACTCATTCAGCTCCTTCTGGTTTTTCTACAGTACAACAAGATAATATGCCAGAAACAGTTAAAGGTGTAAGTGGATTAGTGTGGATTAAAGATAGAGATAGTGCAAGTTATAGCCACTTTTTATTTGATTCAAGTAGAGGACAAGGTAATGCTTTAAAATCAAATTCAGCAAATGCAGTATCTTCATATAACCCAAATGAACTTAAAAAATTTTTAAAGGGAGGGTATAGTGTTGGAAGTAGTACAGAAGTAAATAGAGAAACTTCTTATGTAGCATGGAATTGGGTGTGTAATGGAGGAACCACTGAAACCAATAATGATGGTGAAACAACAGTAACTTTACAGAAAAACACAACGGCTGGATTTTCTATTGGTACATTTACATCAAAAGTAGCCGAGCAAACTTGTGGTCATGGACTTGGGGTTAAACCAGATTTTATTCTTTTGAAAAAGTTAGATGGCTCACAAAATTGGATGGCTTATCACAGTGCACTAAGTTCATCAGATGCTTATTATTTACATTTAAATAATACAGATACAACTCAAACTGGTAGTGATTTTGGTAATGATGTACCAACTTCAACAGTTTTTCACACAAATGTAACTGGTACTGCTGGTAGTAGTTATTGTTTTTGGGCATGGCGTTCTGTTGAAGGCTACTCAAAATTTGGACTCTACGAGGGAAATAATAATACTGATGGTACATTTGTGTATACAGGATTTAAACCAGCTTGGTTAATGATTAAAGATGCTGACAATACTAGAAATTGGATAATAATAGATAATGCCAGAGACCCCTTTAACCCAACTGATAAAGGTTTGGCTCCTAGTAATACTAATGCCGAAAACACAGGTAATACTATTGATTTTCTATCAAATGGATTTAAATTTAGGTCAAGTAGTACATCATTTAATACAAGTTCCACATACATCTACATAGCATTTGCTGAACATCCCTTTGTTGGGGACGGAACAAACCCTGTGACTGCGAGGTGACATGCCTCTAATTCGTATTCCCTTTAAAGGTGGTTTTAATAAACAAATAACAAAGAGTGAAGCTTCTAATCAATGGACAGATGGTGACTTTGTTCGCTTTCGTTATGGTGAACCTGAAAAAATAGGTGGCTGGCAACAAGCTGTAGCAACAACTTTACCAGGAGTTGCCCGAGCTACACATATTTGGACAGATAAAGACGGGACAGAATATATAGCCATAGGCACAAGTAAAGGTTTGTTTTTATTTTATGGTGGTGGTATTTATGATATTAGTCCACTTGAAACAGCTATTACTGGTTTAACCTTTACTTCTACAAATGGATCAGCAACAGTAACAGTAAATAAAACTTCACATAACTTAACAGCAGGTGAATATGTGGTATTTTCATCTGTTACAATGCCTGGAAGTGGCACAGGATTTACAGCTGCTAATTTTACTGATAATCCTTTTCAAATTATTACAGCTGCTACAAACAGTTTTACAATCACTATGCCTTCAAGTGAATCTGGTGCAGGAATTACTGCAGCAGGTTCAGGATCAGTACAAGCTTATGTAGGAGTAGGATCAGCTACACAGACTCTTGGTTTTGGTTGGGGAACAGGTACATGGAGTGGTTCTACAGGTTGGGGTTCTGCAACTGCAGCTTCAGCTACAAGTTTAGAGCCAGGTAACTGGTCATTAGATAATTATGGAACAATATTAATAGCAACAATTAAAAATGGTGGCACCTTTGAATGGAATCCAACTGATGGTGTGACCACAAGAGCAAGTGCCGTCACTACAAATCCAACAGCAAGTGTTATGACAATTGTATCTGATACTGATAGACATCTTATACATTTAGGTACTGAAACAACGATTGGTTCTATTAACACACAAGATAAAATGTTTCT